TACAGAACAAATTAAAAGGTATACGAAAGAACGAAGTACTAACCATCGTGGCAGGTACAGGGAGCGGAAAGAGTCAGATTTGTAGGGAGATTGCACACCATTTAATGTCTCAAGAATTAAAGGTTGGATATATAGCGTTGGAAGAAACCCCGGCACGAACTATGCTAGGGTTGATGTCTATTATTGCCAATGAGCCTTTGCACGTTGGGGAGCATTCTCCTGACAAATTAACCAAGTATTTCAAGGAGTTAGTGCAAACAGACAACGTTGTACTTTATGATCATTGGGGTTCTATGGCTAGTGAAAATCTTATTGATCAGATACGTTATATGGTTAAGAGTTTGGAAGTAGACTTTGTAATCCTAGACCACCTGTCAATTGTGGTTAGCGGTCAGGACACAGGTGATGAAAGACGGAATATAGACAACACCATGACCATGCTTAGAACTGTCACTCAAGAATTGGGGTGTGGAATGGTATTGGTTAACCATCTGCGTAGGCCACAGGGAGATAAAGGCTATGAAGATGGTCTTCAACCAACTCTGTCAGCGGTAAGAGGTTCAGCAGCGATTGCACAGTTATCTGATGCCCTTGTTGCTACTTCAAGAAACCAACAGGGAGAAGACCCACACAGATCAGAAATAAGGGTGTTAAAGAACCGCTTCACAGGAGACACAGGAGTGGCTTGTGATCTCGTGTATAACCCGGATACTGGGAGGATGTTGGAAGATTCTTTGGGAGACTTCTGATATGACAGCACTCTATTTTGACATCGAAACAGACGGCATTGATGCCACAAAAGTACATTGTATAAGTGTTATAGATAAAGATACTGGTGAACAAACTCTATACCCCTCAAAAGGGGTTCGCAACGGTATCAAAAGATTACAAGAAGCTGATGAATTAATAGGGCATAACATCATCAATTTTGACATCCCTATCCTTGAAAAACTACACGACTTCAAAACAAAAGCACAACTAAAGGACACCCTCCTTATGAGTCGTGTCCTCTTTGGTGACCTGCACAAGTTGGATGACCATACTGTTGCACCTTTAAAGTGGAGTCAACCACCTATTAAGTTGTGTGGTTCTCATTCGTTAAAAGCGTGGGGTTATAGAGTTGGTGAGTTGAAAGGTGACTTTGCAGAGTTGGAAACTTGGCAGGTTTATACGTTTGAGATGGGAAACTACTGTAACCAAGATGTGGTTGTCACAAAGAAAGTGTTTGAATTGTTAATAAGAGCAAGGGGATTCAGCAAAACTGCTATGCGGATTGAACATAGGTTTGCAGAGATATGTGCCAGACAAGAGCGAACTGGAATGCCTTTTGATGAAAACAAAGCAGAACGTTTATACGGGTTGCTTAAATCCAGAAGCGTTGAAATAAAAGAAGAATTACAAAAAGTTTTTCCCCCAGAAATTTTGCAGCTAAAAACGAAAACCAAAGAGATTCCGTTCAATCCCGGATCAAGAGATCAGATTGCAAAAAGGTTGGAAAAATTAGGGTGGATTTCCCCAGAGCATACTCCATCAGGGAAAGCTAAAATTGATGAAGCAATACTCAGTAAATGCCCGTTAGATGAAGCTAGGTTAGTGGAAGAGTATCTAATGCTTCAAAAAAGATTGGGCATGATTTATGAGGGAAAGAATGGTTATCTCAAGCTAGTAAAAAAGGGAAGAATTCACGGACGTTTAAACACCAATGGTGCTGTTAGTGGTAGGACTACAGCTTCTTCGCCAAACCTACAGCAATGCCCTAGCGTAAGGACTAAATACGGTAAGGAGTTTAGGGAATTATTCTACGCACCAAAGGGTTGGAAGATGGTTGGTGTGGACATGAGCAGCCTTGAGTTGATTTGTTTAGCACTATATATGAAAGACAATAACTACATGAAAGAGGTTGTGAGCGGAGATGTTCATTCCATGAATCAAAAGCTTGCAGGTCTTAAAACCCGAGATCAAGCAAAGCTTTTCATATACGCTCTTAACTATGGGTGTGGGGATGCTTTTCTAGCTGAATTGATTGGCTCAAAGAATAAAAAAGAGGGGGCGAAAATAAGGACTAAATTTTTAAAAGGACTTCCCAAACTTAAATCACTTACAGAAAAAGTACAAGAGAGTGCCAGAAGCAACGGTTACGTTGTGGGTATTGATGGTAGAAGATTGGCTTGCAGAGAACCACGAAGAGCTTTGAATTTACTTCTTCAATCTTGTGGGGCAATCCTGTCTAAAATGTGGGTGATAACTTTCCATGAGGATATGGAGAGCAAGGGGTACACGGACAAGGATTATGTCCAAATAGCTTATATACATGATGAGCTTCAAATATTAGCTAAGAAAGATATAGCCGAGGATGTGGGGAAGATTGCAGTGGAAGCGATCTCACGAGCAGGGGAAAAGTTTAACCTCCCTGTGCGTGTCACAGGAGAATTTAAAATTGGAGAAAATTGGGCAGAAACACACTAAGGTTTGGCACACAGAGCATCAGAGGAGGAACTGGAAGCACAGGTACAACCTTTCACCTGATGATGTTTTAAAGATGCGGTTAAAGCAGAGGGATTTGTGTTTTATTTGTGGTAAAAAGAATGTGCCTGAGAGTGCTATACTTCAAGTAGACCATTGTCATAATACAGGCCGAGTGCGGAAGCTCTTGTGTTCCTGTTGCAATAGAGCTTTAGGTTTGTCTAAAGAATCCGTTTGGGTTCTTTTTAAAATGATTAAGTATGTACTTAGGCATAAGTTCATACGATGTTAATGTAAGATAAAAACAGGAGAAGTAACAGGATGTTTAAACCAACAGTTAGACTAATTTCATTGACTGAGCCAAGTCACCATTTGTTTTCCCAAGGGATCACCAGTGCAGAGGAGCTTATTGTTTATTGTGCTAGGGTTTCCAACCCAACCAATCAATATAACAAAGATGGTGTGGAGAGATTATTAAAGTACCTAATTCGTAATTCACATTGGTCACCTTTTGAGATGGTCACTGCACAACTGGAGATTAAAACAACACGAGATATTTCCAGACAAATCCTCAGACACCGTAGCTTCTCCTTTCAAGAGTACTCTCACAGATACGCAGAAAGTACAGAGCTAGTGATGCGAGAAGCAAGGCTTCAAGATAAAAGTAATCGTCAGAACTCGTTAGAGTTTGATGATGACGCTATTAAGTCAGCGTGGAACATGGCACAAAAGGATGTCAACTCTCTTGCGTATTCTAAGTATCACTCCATGTTGTCGGTTGGCGTAGCTAAAGAAGTTGCTAGAGCTTTACTCCCGGAGGGTCTTACACCAACCACTCTTATTATGTCCGGCTCAATACGAAGTTGGATTCACTACATCCAAGAACGAACAAAGGGGTGTACTCAAAAAGAACATCAGCAGGTTGCCGATTCTTGCTTAAACGTCTTGATGGAAGAGTTCCCGGTTGTGTTTAGTGGCGAGGTGATGTATGCCAAAAAGTAAACTGCTAATAGATGGTGATCTTATAGTGCATAAGATAACAGCATCGTTGGAAACGCCCTGCGAATGGCACAACAACATCTGGACAATACACACCGATGTTGCTGAAGCTCTTACAGCATTTAAAGATTACATCTACCACATAAAGGAGGTGTGTGATGGGGATGAGGTGGTCATAACGTTTTCTGATGTTGCAAACTTTCGTAAACACATCTTCCCCAACTACAAAGGTAATCGGGTTGGTAATCGCAAACCTGTAGGCTTTAAAGCGTTGCAAAATATGATTGAGGATTCGTTTGATTGCGTAACAATGTACAACCTTGAAGCTGATGATGCTATGGGCATACTTCAAACAGACCCGTCTAACAAGAAGAACACCATCATAGTGTCTGAAGACAAGGACATGATGACCATTCCCGGTACTGTTTACGCAAAGAAATCTTTAAAGCAAATAAGCCACATCAAGGCCAACAGAATATGGATGGCACAGACTATGTGTGGAGACACTGCTGACAACTACAAGGGATGTCCGGGGGTTGGTATTAAAACCGCTGAAAAAATCCTTGGTGGATTGAGTGACCTAAATGAAATGTGGGGTGTTGTTGTAGAGACATTCCTTAAAAAAGGATTGGGGTTTGAGGATGCCTTGACAAGTGCAAGATTAGCAAGAATTCTCAGATACGAGGACTATAACGACAAAGGAGAGATCAAATTATGGACACCTTAGAAGCTGAAATAAAACACCCACATCACTACACGCAAGGAGGGATACAACCTCTAGATTTTATAGTCAGTAATAACATGAAATTCAGAGAGGGTAACATTGTTAAATATGTCACACGACATGAATATAAAGACGGCCTGAAAGATTGTCTCAAGGCCAGACAGTATATAGATGATTTGATAGCTGAATATATGGATGATGACAACAACGAGGGAGTAAAGGATGTATAACGGAATAACCATTGACGAGACTAGGGATAGGTTGTTAAGTGAACAATCCAAGTCTTTGCTTGTAGGGTATTATCAAAAGCCTGATGAAGACACACCACAGAAGTCTTTCGCTAGAGCTTCTCTTGCTTATTGTGGTGGTGACTTGAAACTAGCACAGCGAATGTATGATTACGCAAGTAAGGGTTGGTTAATGTTCAGTTCTCCAATACTGTCTAATGCTCCATCCCCTAACCAACCACACAAAGGGTTACCCATATCCTGTTTTCTGACGTATGTACCTGACACCCTTGAGGGATTGATTGACCACTCAGCAGAGTTGCGGTGGTTGTCGGTAAAAGGGGGTGGTGTGGGCGGTCACTGGGATGACGTAAGAGCGGTGAGTAAAATTTCACCGGGCATCATACCTTTTCTTAAAACCGTAGATAGCGACATGAACGCTTATCGCCAAGGGATTACCAGAAAGGGAAGCTATGCCGCTTATCTGGACATTAGTCATCCTGACATTCTTGAGTTTATAAACATGAGGATTCCATCAGGTGGTGACCCAAACCGAAAGTGTTTAAACATTCACAACGCTGTTAACGTCACGGATGACTTTATGCAAGCAGTAGTAGATGGTTCTTTGTGGGAACTCAAAGACCCTAACGATGCAACAGTAAGAGATTCGATAGATGCTAGAGATTTATGGCAACGGTTATTAGAAACAAGATTTAGAACTGGTGAACCGTACCTTAACTTCATTGACACAGCAAATAAACACTTGCCCGAACCGTTGAAGAAAAAAGGATTAAAGATCAGGGGTAGTAATTTGTGTAATGAAATCCACCTACCTACTGACGTTGACAGAACCGCAGTGTGTTGTTTATCTTCTGTAAATTTAGAGCATTGGCAAGCATGGGGATCAACAGGCATGGTAAGAGATTTGACGAGGTTCTTGGACAATGTATTAACTGCCTTTATTTCAGAAGCACCAGAGACTCTACAAAGAGCGGTAAGGTCTGCCCTTTCGGAACGAAGTATAGGTATAGGGGCTATGGGATTTCACGGGTTGCTACAGAGAAATGGTATAGCGTGGGAGTCTGCTGTAGCTGTAGGGTTGAACAGAAGAATCTTTTCTGAGATGAAAGATCAAGCACTTCACGAGTCCAAAGTATTAGCTATCGAGCGAGGAGAACCTACGGACATGATAGGTACTGGGTTACGACACGCACATCTATTAGCTGTTGCACCAAACGCTAACAGCGCAATAATCACAGGAGCTACAGCGTCAATTGAGCCTGTTAAATCGAATAGCTACACGCACAGAACGAGAGC